TGTTTTGTCCCTCGCAGCCCATGCAGGCTCTTGCTATCGTGAGGGTTACGGCTGGAGTGGGGGCGAAAAAAAAGCTATCTGCCAAGACCCCGGTGGAAGAACCCTAGTTTGCGGCTAAGGCTACCCCTAACGGGGTCGGAGTCTTGATAGATAGCTCTCAGTCGGCTTCCACACCAACAAGAGCATCTTACAGGTTTACAAAATCAGAAGCAAGTCGTCGTGCAATTTCCTGCCCAACAGCAGGTCTGGCACATGACCACCCGACCGTTGACAAAGACGGTGTGCGTGGTACAGGCAGCATAAGCCACGCCTGAGATCAACATTCCAGCGACAAAGATCAGTTTCTTCATGCTTGCTCTCCAAAAAAAGCGTTCATAGTGATCGGTGCAACAGTCCGCAACTCAGCCAGGATCAGCCCTGCAAGCTCCCTGTGCTCTTTCTGTGTGCTGGGGTCTAGCCTTTGCTTGAGGTAGTGGATCCATGACCTAAGAGTCCCGTTCATATACATCCGACTACTGGTCAACCCTTCCGGCAACAGAACCCTAGCTTGCTCTTTTGCGATACCCTGCTTCATGGCCTCGGCATACAGCCTGTCAGTCTCTTTGATCACCCAGGACTGCACCTGATCCCACCATCGCGCAAGCTCTTGATCGACATTTGGGATGCTGTTCTGCCTGTTCGTGTGATCCTGCATCCTTGCCTGTCTCGGTTGTGGATGCTCCAGCAAGTGTGCGCTTGCATACCTCTGCGAGAACTCTTGGAAGCTGAATGATCTGTGCCGCAAGATCTGCCGACCAATGTCTCTGGTCGTCTCAATCTCCATGCAAACGTTAGCCATCTCAAACGGAGACACATGACCGTGTTCCATCAGGTAACGAAGAAGCCTTGTCTTTCCGGATGACTGACCGTCAGGGTTGCTGACCCTTGCGATGTACAAGATCTGCTGGTCAGCGTCTGGTGTTGCCCATTGAATTTTTGCTTTCATTTTAAAACCACCAATCCATCCTCAAACAACACAAGCATTGTCTTGCGCCATGCCGCCTCCCAGAGTTCTTTCCGCTCCTGGTAGCTAAGTTTCGATCCCTGATCGATCCCAGCATGGCATCCAATACATAAAGCAGCAGAGTAAACGTCATGCGCCTTCATCCCCATGCCTTTTCCATACTCTGTCCAGTTCGCATGAGCAGCTTGTGTCTCACCTTCCCTGCCGCACAACTGGCAAGGTAGACTCGCCACCGCTCGCAGAAAAGCCTTGTTTCTGTACATTCCACCACCTCGTGATTTCCTGTTGAAGTTCCTCTCGCCCCGACATACCACGAGCTTTTTCGACCTGCTCTAGGTATCCTTTTCTGGATGCCTTCGGTCTATCCAGCACCCACTTTGCCTCGCAATACAGCCTGTACTCTCGGCTGTGCAGACCGACTACGCTTCCGTCTGGTAGATGCTTGGCAACCGCGTTATCGTGTCTCTCTCTACACGCATAGCACGTAAGTCGTCCGTCCACACCAGACCCCTCTCTGTCGCCCATGCAATCACCCTTTCCACATAGTCCGAGAATGCAGCAGTCGTCATCCCTGTCGTTGTCGGTTCCTGCTCAATAATGTTGCCATTCGGAAGCTCAATCACCCGACCATTCAAGAACAGCGTCTTGAAGTAGCAATGCCAAGTCTCGGCAGAGTATTCAGACCCAGGCTTGATCTGCTCTGCAACCTCATGCAAGACAGCCCAATAGAGCGAGTTCTGAGCGGTTGTTCTGTTGGGTTTGGAGATAGACACCACCCAACCCAATTTAGAGCCTTGTACAGCCTCTATAGCTTGTTTCCGGGCATTGTCGTTGACCAGCGGAATGATCACAGTTCCACCTCCTTCAATTGCCACCTGTTCCCTTCCTTGTACCAACCATGCAAGATGACTCTCCACCCTGACCTCAGCATCTCTGGGTAGGCTTCGGCTTCCTCAATCTTGTGTCGTCTGGCAGACAGGTTAGACTTGGATGTGACCTGGATCGCTAAAGTCTCCCTGTTGCCAATTGCAAGCAAGTCGATACAACCCCAGAGGTCGTGCTTTCGTTTGGTGAATGCGTTGTAATGCTCGACAGTCGCAACCAGATAGCCAAGCTCGACAAGGTGAGCCTTACTTCTGACCGTCAGATTCGCCACCAAACACCTCCGGGCAAAGTTCGCTCGCCTTGATCCGACCCTCAGTCAGTCGCTCAATCTGCACTGCCCTCTTGACCGGGATACCCGTAGATCGCCACTTGTAGACTGCTTGCCTACTCAACTTAAGCTCACGACACAAAGCGTCAGTCCCACCTACCATAGCTGACGCAGCCTTCAATGCTCTTTCAGAGTCCATTTGACACCTCCTGACGCAATGCTACACTACAGGTTGATAGTGTGCAAACAGATGCTATAGATTTTCACTAACAAGCAACAGAAAACGATAAAAATATTTTTGTTGACGATACGTTGTTAGGTAGTCAGAATGACAACCGTCAACACGGCAACAAGGAGAGCGAAATGGTTGTGGAAAGACTGAAAGAGATGGAAAAGATTCTTGAAAAAATGATCTCTTTCGATCACAAAGAGTTCAAAACAAGCAGCGAGTATCTAAAAGCCGCTGACATCAAGTACACAGACGTTGTGTGTCTGTATGCCAGCGTCAAATTCATGTTGAATGGAGAGTAAAAATGAACGATCAGAATCGGTGGGAGTACGAGGTTCAGCGTTGGCAAGAGGCTGAAGAACTCAAGCGCAACATCATCGCAGGAGTGAAGTGGACTCTTGCCTGGGGATTCTTCTTTGTCCTGATGTACACAATTCTGTCAGCATGATCCTAGACCCAGCATTCGTCTGGGTTCCTAGCGCCGCCACAGACGTAACGAAAACATGGCGCAAATTCGGGTGGAAACCTATTTCGGAGAGAACAGATCATGAAGCAAATCGCATCCGCGCTCGTCAAAGCTCAACAAGCCTTTGGGCCAGCACTCAAGTCGAGCAGCAATCCGCACTTCCGCAGCAAGTACGCTGACCTTTCGGCAGTCGTAGAGGCTGTTATTGACGGTCTGAACAAACACGGGATCTTCCTGACCCAGATCACCCATGAGTGTGACTCTGGTGTCATCGTCGAAACCATGCTCATCCACGAGTCAGGTGAAACCCTGTCTGGAGGCAAACTCCACGTTCCCGCCTCAAAGCAAGACGCACAGGGTTACGGATCGGCGTTGACCTACGCTCGACGCTACAGCCTGATGGCAATCACCGGCATTGCACCGGAGGATGATGACGGTAACGCTGCAAGCAAAAAGACGATGAAACCTCTTGATGCAACAGCAGCCGTTAAAACGCTCTCAGAGGCTGCAACGATGGAGGATCTTAAAACCATCTATGCCAAGGCTTTCAAAGCCTTCCAGGGCGATACAGAGGCTCTGAAGGCTATCGACGCAGCCAAAGATTCACGCAAGGCTGAATTGATGGAGATTGCGTGATGGATCAACGCTCAGACGAGTGGTTTGCCGCCCGTCTGGGCTTTGCTACTGCATCCAGAATGAACGATGCTCTAGCAGGCCCAGAGACAGCAGCCAGACGGAACTACCTGATCCAGCTTGTGACCGAGAGACTTACCGGCCAGCAGCAGGAGTCCTTCTCATCAGCAGCAATGCAAAGAGGGACAGACCTGGAACCTGTCGCACGAATGGCATACGAGGCAACAAATGGATTCGTAGACAAGGCAACGTTCTACAAGCACCAGAGTATCGAATGGTTTGGCGCATCGCCTGACGGCCTTGCCGGGGACGATGGTCTGGTAGAGATCAAGTGTCCCAATAGCACCACCCATGTCGATTACATCCTGTCAGGCAAAGTACCGACAAAGTACCAGCGGCAAATGCTTGCTCAACTGGCTTGCACAGGCAGGAAGTGGTGCGATTTCGTGTCGTTCGATGACAGGCTTCCAGAACACCTGCAACTATTCGTGGTCAGGTTTAAGCCTAAGCCAGAGGAGATCGACAAGCTGCAAGAAGGTGTGATCAAGTTTCTCAACGATGTTCAGAAGGAGTATGACAAATGCCAATCGTTTACGAAGTGACCGCAGCGGGTGAGAAGTACACAGCTAAAGACGGGTCAGAAAAGACCAAGTGGATCAAGATCGGAACAGTCATCCAAACCAAAGCAGGCAAGATGTCGCTCAAGATTGAGTCCATCCCTGTCGGTTGGGATGGTTGGGCTAGCCTGATGGCGCCTCGCCAGGATGACGCTCCGAAAAAATCTCGACAGCCTGGGGATGATGATGACCTCCCCTTCTGATCCCATCAATCCAAAGCATTACCGCAAAGGTGATGTAGAGTGCATCGACGCACTAACCGCGGCGTGTCATGACCTTCACGGTTTAGAGTCGTTCTGCACAGCTAACGCAATCAAGTACCTGTGGAGGTGGAAGCAAAAGAACGGAGTCGAGGATCTGCGAAAGGCTCAATGGTATATCGACAAGCTCATCGAGATAGTTCAGCCGCAGTCTTTGCAACCTCCAGAACCCGACGAGTCCAACCCCTAGCGAACGTCGGAAAGTGCGGCAAGCCTTGGAGAAACTCCAATCGCTTGTCGCATATCTCTTGGGCCAATTTAGCCCCGTCATGCTGTTTTGCAGCCTCGACAGTCTTGGGGCCAATAGACCCGTCTTTCGTGGCTCCTACGCACTCCTGGAGCGTTCTAGCAGCCCTTGATACACCAGAGTTCACGGCAAAATCAAACACAGCATAGTCAACACCAGGAGGCAAGTCATCGCCTCGCACACGATCCCAATAGTTCTTTCGATAAAACGGCTTGACCGTCTCAACCGTTAGATCGCGCATATCCTGTTCTGTTACTTCTTTGCCAAGATATTCTTCCCATGCTGCCTTAGTGACTCCGAGGTTAGTGATGCCACCTGGGTCAGACGGGTGTGCAACGAATCCACCCTCATGTTTAATTACCATCTGAAAGCAGATGTCAAACTTCATTTCTTTGCCCTCATGTCAATGATTTTTTCAATGGTCTTTTAGGCTCTTGCAAATTCGCCATTAAACTGAATGGTGGCTATCTTATATGCTTCATGTGCTTCTGACGCAGTAGCGTAACAACCAAGGCTGTATTTTTTGCCGAGATGTTTAATAGACGCAACCCATCGTTTTGTCTGATTATGCAAATACACTCCTTTGTACCCGCTAGTATTGCTTTTCGTTCGCCCACGATTGGCTAAATTCTGTGCATTTGTCGCAATACGAAGATTTTCAATCCTGTTGTCATTTGGGATTCCATTGATGTGATCAATAATTCCTTCTGGCATTGATCCGTAAAACATGATCCAAACTAAAGTGTGCTCCCGATACAACTTTCTATTGTATTGAATTTGAATATGACCTTTTTCTCTTGGCGTTCCTGCTTTAATTGATGCTTTAATTTTTCCTCTGTTTTTACGCCAAAACAATGAACCATTGCGATATTCGAAAAGATCTATTACAAGTTCTTGATTCATTTCGATTCTCGCTTTGTAAATATTTTCTCGGCAGTTCTTCCTCCAAAGTAGGCAAGCATGATTAACTGGCCCCACTCACCAAGCAACTTAACGTAGCTTTCGTTGACGCTCCAGCCGAAAGCAGAAGCAGAAGCAAACACAAAATAAGCCCCAAGGATGGCAATAAGGGTCATCGGCCTGATGTTCTTCGACAACCAACTATCTGACCCCATGTCAGCTTTCCATCGATCACTGACATTCTGCTGCTCTGCCTTAAACAGTTCCGTCTCATTCGCCATCTTCGCCAATTCACCAGACTGCTCTAACTGAGCCAGTTCAGCCTGGGCTTTAGCTTTGGCCTCCGGGTCAGGAACAACCTTATCA